TAGTAGTAGACTCCGCAAGAAGAAGCATAAACTTAAAGCCAGAAAATAAAGTAGTAATATGTGGCAGTTTATCGCAGTGTGGAGCCTACTGCTAGTACCTGGCCGGGAGACAAGAAATGTTTATGAAATGAAAATTGAATGTCCACATACTCTTGGTTTAGGTCAAGGTTTATTGATTGGATCATCCGAGTTGCCTCATGTTGAGATTGACAAAGTGAGTGCATTCAAGTTGGAAAGTTCATGCAACTTTGATATACATACAGGATTAATGGCACAACAGTCTCTAACGAAATGGACATGGGAAAAGAAACCTGATACAACTGAAACTACAAATGCAGCATCAACTACTTATCAGTCAAAGAGTGCAGAAGTTCAACTAAAAGGGCTTTGTATAGTGCCTCCATTGACTTTTGAAACTGCCAATAAGTTAAGAAAGACAATAGCATGTTATGATATTACTTGCAATCAGACTCATTGTCAACCTACAGTGTATTTAATAGCTCCTATACAAACTTGCTTGACAACAAAAAGTTGTATGATAGGCCTTGGTGAAATGCGAATACAAGTTGTTTATGAGAAAACATACTGTGTCTCAGGACAACTGGTAGAGGGTTCTTGCTTTAATCCTATTCACACTATGGCTTTATCGCAACCAAGTCACACTTATGATATTTTTACTTTATCTGTCAAATGTTTTTTTATTCCAAAAAAACAAACCAACAATGAGGAGTTAAAGATTGCACAGAAGTTAGAAAAGTTGATGGGAAAGACAGATTGTAGTAATAACAACCTACAAGGCCATTATACTTGTTTTTTAGGAACTAGCTCTGAACCAATCTATGTGCCAATGTTAGAAGACTACAGGTCTGCAGAGATATTTTCTAGGATGGCAACTGCACCTCATGGTGAAGACCATGACCTTGAGAGCCAAGCAGTTGGCAATGTCAGAATTGTAGGAAAATTAACTGGGAAGGCACCATCTACTGAATCATCGGACACTGTCCAAGGCATTGCCTTTTCAGGGGTACCGATGTATACATCAACAGCAGTTATGGCATCAAAGGAAGATCCAGTGTATGTGTGGTCACCAGGCATTATAGGGGAAGCAAACCACACTAAGTGTGATAAAAAAATATTGCCATTAACTTGGACAGGCTATGTTCCTATACCAGGTGAAGTAGAAAAGACAACAACATGTACAGTTTTTTGTACACTGGCTGGGCCAGGTGCTGATTGTGAAGCATATTCTGAAACAGGAATTTTTAATATCAGTTCCACCTCCTGTTTAGTTAATCGTGTTCAACGCTTTCGTGGTTCTGAACAGCAAGTGAAATTTGTGTGCCAAAGGATTGATAATGATATCATCGTCTATTGTAATGGAATGAAAAAAATCATATTAACTCAAACACTTGTTATAGGTCAATGTATTTATACAATCACTAGTTTATTTTCGATGGCTCCAAGCATTGCACATTCACTAGCTGTGGAAGTGTGTGTTCCTGGTTTGCATGGCTGGGTTACTACGGCATTGCTCATTACATTTTGCTTCGGGTGGATCCTTATTCCTTCTATTACTTATTTATGTTTAAAATTCTGTCTATTATTTTCATTTATGTTTATAAAGTATAATACAGAATCTAAGTTCAAGACAATTTTGGAAAGAGTTAAACAAGAGTACAAAAAGACTATGGGTTCAATGGTATGTGATGTTTGTTGTCAGGAATGTGAAACAATTAAAGAATTAGAATCACACAATAAGAGTTGTCCAAATAACCACTGTCCTTATTGTATGAATCCGACAGAAGCTACTGAATCAGCACTGCAAGCTCATTTCAAAGTGTGTAAATTGACAAGTAGATTTCATGAAAACTTAAAGAAATCAGTAGGCGTATATGAACCACGACAAGGGTGTTATAGGACATTATCACTTTTCCGTTATAAAAGTAGGTGTTATGTTGGTGTTGTCTGGATTATCCTACTTGTAATTGAATCTATTTTATGGGCAGTGAGTGCTGATGTTGTTGAATTAAAAGCAGGCTGGAGTGATACAGCCCATGGGGTAGCTTTATTACCATTGAAAACTGACATAGAATTAGATTTTTCTTTACCTTCATCTGCTACTTACACATATAAACGACTTCTTCAGAATCCTGCCAATGGTGGTGAAGTAATACCATTTCATTTTCAACTAGATAGACAAGTAGTTCATGCAGAAATACAGTCACTTGGTCATTGGATGGATGGAACATTTAACCTAAAATCCTCATTTCACTGTTATGGCGCATGTGAAAAGTATTCATATCCATGGCAAACAGCAAAATGTTTTTTAGAAAGGGATTTTCAGTACGAATCAGGTTGGGGCTGTAATCCAATTGATTGTCCTGGGATTGGTACTGGTTGTACTGCATGTGGGGTCTATTTGGATAAACTAAAGTCAGTTGGAAAAGTCTTTAAAATAATATCATTACGATATACACGAAAAGTATGTATTCAATTAGGTCAAGAACAATTATGTAAGACAATTGATACTAATGATTGTATGATAACAACCTCGGTTAAAGTTTGCATTATTGGGACAGTTTCTAAATTTCAGCCTGGAGACACATTACTCTTTCTTGGCCCCTTAGAGCAAGGTGGCTTAATATTCAAGCAATGGTGCACAACAAACTGCCAATTTGGTGATCCAGGGGATATAATGACTGCCCCAAATGGGATGAAATGCCCTGAACATACTGGAACGTTTAGGAAAAAGTGCAATTTTGCAACAGTACCAGTTTGTGAGTATGATGGCAATACATTGTCTGGTTATAAGCGAATGATGGCAACAAAGGATTCATTTCAATCATTTAATATAAGTGATGTTCACATTACTAACAATTTTCTTGAATGGGTAGACCCTGATAGTACACTAAAAGACCACATTAATATGGTGCTTAATAGAGATATTAGCTTTCAAGATCTAGCAGAGAATCCTTGCACTATAAGTCTAAGCACTCATTCAATTGAAGGGGCATGGGGCTCTGGAGTAGGTTTCAGCTTAACATGCTTGGTAAGTTTGACAGAATGTTCAACCTTTTTAACTTCTATTAAGGTTTGTGATAAATCTATGTGTTATGGAGCTACTACAGCCACCTTGATTCGGGGACAAAATACAGTGGTTGTTGTGGGAAAGGGAGGGCATTCTGGGTCTAAATTCAGGTGCTGCCATAATGCTGATTGCTCTACAGGTGGTCTACTTGCAGCAGCACCACATTTAGACAGGGTTACTGGCTTCAACCAATTGGATGATAATAAAATCTTTGATGATGGTGCACCTGAATGCGGGATGAAGTGTTGGTTTACTAAATCAGGAGAATGGTTTATGGGTATCCTATCTGGAAATTGGCTTGTAATAGTTGTATTGATTTTTATCTTGATACTGTCGTTATTTTTATTTAGCCTATGCTGTCCTATCCGTTCTCACCGTAAACAAGCTTAATTTGTATCACTTCAATACTACTCTATAGTATGATTTCATTTAGTCATTTCTTTCTTACTAGGTAATACTGTTCTAAAAAAAACTAATATTGCATTACAGTTAACCTGTATACCTGTTTTACCGAGACTTTGTTCTTGCGGAGTCTACTACTA